TAGTGTCGTAAACATAGCCTAATTTTTGCAGTTCTTGCAAATAATGGCTCATAGTTTTTTGCGTATCTTGCAAATAATTGATTAATCTTGTTTCCATGCCTATGAATTGAACAAACCAAATAGCTGTATGATCTGCCCAACCTAAATCAAATACTGCATGAACAGGCTTGGTAGCGTCATAAGGCACTCGTGTAATTCTGCCTTGTAGCTCTGCCATATTCATTTCATTAGCAAATATAGCGCCATCTACAGTTAATCTGCATAGGCCTTCCCATACATTATTGTAGGCTGCAATATCACGATTTTTTAATGAATCCTTTTCCATGCGTAATGTTTCAGGAAACCATGGATTGTCTGACCAATTGATTTTGGTAATAACAGAGTTTTCAGGAGGTTTTACAACGAATCTTTGATAGGTTTCGTCTGATTCTAGTTCAGGGTTAAATGTTATCCATATTTCTGATTTCTCTTTACGGATAGTAGGAATAAGAACATTCCATGATGTTTTTGATACTGTTTGAGCTTCTTCTACCCAACATACATCAATACCCTCGAAAGACTTAACATTGGCAATATTGTTCTTTAAGCCAACAAAGGCAAACTCTGTGCCGTTTAATCCTCTGATTGTAGCCTGGGTAACTTCATAAAATGACTCTAGACCCATTTCAATGATTTGATCTGATAGAAGCTTATGAACAGAATCCTTCATGGATGTCATAAATTCTCTAGCGCATAATACGCGAGTAGGGTTTTTAGCGCCTTTTATGAGTAAAGCTCTTGCCACACCCCAAGACTTTGCACCGCCTCGACCTCCATAAAGAACTCGATAGCGTGATTCTTTTGGTTCAAATAGACAAGAAAGCTTAAAAGGAAACTGAACTTTCCCTATGGCTTCCTGTAATTCTTGCTCATTCACTAGGTTTTACAAAAGTTACTTCGATGCCTGTTAACAATGGACTGCCTTCTGCACCTGTAATCTCTTGAAGTTGAACAGCTTTGCCATCCAATCTATCAATAACCTCTTTTACTGCCCAAGGTTCACGAGCAACTGCTGCTTCGACTAAACCTTCAACAACTTGAGGTAGCTTTTCAGGGTTCTGAACAATGTGCTTACGCAAAGCATCATAAAATATCTTTGCTCTTGCATTGTTGTTATTGCCTATTGGTGCGCCCATAATTAACTCAACTATTAACTAATTGATTAAATTATATTATACAGTCGGTTCTTCAGGCAATGGTTCTGCTGGAGTAACTTCTACAGGAGTAGATTGTTCTTGCACTTGTGGTAATGCTTGACCTTTGATTTTAGCTACTAAAGGTTCTGCAATTTCCATAGGAAGTTTATAAACACCTGCTAATACTAATTCTGCTTCTTTGATTTCAAGTTCCAACTTAATGGCCATGATTTGCTCCTTGGTTAAAATGTGTAATATATATCACTTTTTTTGATTTAATTATTTAAATAACTATTACTTTTTCTTACTTTTAGATGCTTCACGCTTCTCGCTGTAGGCGATTGCAACTGCCTGCTTAATAGGTTTTCCTGCTTTTACTTCAGCCTTAATGTTTTCTTTAAACGCTTTAGGGCTTGTTGATTTTTTTAGTGGCATGATTTTATTCCTTTTCCTCTATAAATGCTACATCTTGCCATGACATAATAAGATATTTCTCACCATTATCCATGACAGGTTGAAATTTAAGATATTCGTCTTTACCCATAGTGCCAAATCTAATTCGGTCACCTACAGATACAGGCATAATATCATATTTACCTTCTTTGATCTTTTTACCAGGGCCAACTGCTACTACAACGCCTGTATTGTATTCTTCAGCGTAAACAAAGCCAGGAATTGCTGACTTATCTTCACGCTCTAATGGTTTTACTAGAATTTTGTCTGCAAAGGGTCTAATCATTAGTTTTTCCTTGTAAATTTCGTTCTATAGTATTAGCAAAACATTTAATTTCTTTAAATACTGGGTCATTTGGATCAAATTCATTGATAAATTCTTTCCATTTGTTATATGTTTTATGTTTGTTTTTATTATTAGGCTTCCATTCCCACCAATATAATTTTTTATTTTTTTGACTAATAGGCATTATTTTTTATTCCTTTTAGTTTTATGTTCTTGATCTGATTTCATATCAAGTTTGATCTCATGTTTAACAAATTCAATAGTTATGCGTGATTGATCTTCGATGTATTCACCGCACCAATTGTTTTCGTGTTTATTTAAAGATTGAGGATAGCGATGGCAGTTTCCTAATACATCGCCAAAAGAAAAGAATTTACAATGTTTGCAAATTTCTTTAGAATTTAATACAGCCACTTATTACCTCCATTAATATTTGGTTAGAAACTCCCAATCAGGCTAGGGCTGGTTGGGATTTCGTTTTATTACATACCGTCTTGTTCGTGTTCTATGCGTTTGTGATCGTAAGCAACGTGTTCTCTAGCGCCACCTTTTAATTCACCTAAACGACCATCGTATTTACCAGCGTGTGAAGCTTCGCGTAAGCCAAGTCCATCAGCCTTACCCATACCAACACCGCCTTTTAAACCAACTTTCTTTTCACCTGAAGTGTCAGAAGCAAGAACGCCTTTAGGCATTTTCTCACCTGATACGCCTGGTGTATATTTTTCTGCGTCTTTCATACCCATTTTGAGTTCCTTTTAATCTAAATTTAGCTAAATTTTCACGATTTATTCGCTTCGTGAGCTTTTATTTTAGCAGAAAATTGAGCTTTGAGTATCTTTATTTCGTCTATTGACCACTTTACTGTCGCATTATCAGATTCGAGTGTTTCAACAAGCTGTATTCCAATTTTTCTAATAAGTCCGAGTCTGTAGCGGATGAGGTTACCAGATAAATGGGTGTTACAGGCTGCGCATTGTCTGTGGCAGTTATGCTCGTTAAATCGAAGGTGTCCTGCACTTCCAATGCTTCGGTAATGGCCTGCATGATATGATGAGGCACTTGTTGACCCACAACTAATACAACCGTCATTCTGATCCCTTAATCTTATATATTTATTAAATACTACTTGAGTTTCTTTTAACCAATCGGATCGGCTTTTTAATTTTAATTTAGCTTCTTTTACTTCTTTTTTGACGGTTTTAATTTTTTGATTCTTTGCAAATTCAATAGCACACTTCCATTGGCACACTAACTGAAGCGGTTTTAAGGGTGTAAAGTATGCTTTACATATTTTACACTTCTTCTGTTTGATTGGCTTCACGGAATCTTACTCCTAAATCTGCACCATAAGCATATATTTGTTCCATGTAATTACTAAAACCTAATTTAGTAAGTTTGGAAGTTGATCCAACTAATACACGTTTGCCGTCAGGTGTTTCTTCATATTTTCTATATCCTTCTTTAACTAATTTAGGATCAGGAAAGTCAGGTAAAAATTTTTCTTTAAAGTATTCGTGCCATATTAAAGCTGAATATTGTCTGCCATGCACCCATGCTTGTTGAGCAATATCATTTAGTGGGCCTGCCCACATTAAAGCATTAGCGTTTAATGATCTGCCTTTTTGTTCTTTTCTTATAATAACTTCAAGTGGATATTCAGAATCAATAGGTGCATTTTGTATTGCATTGATTGCTACTTCAGCTTGTGATTTACCAATTAATCTAAATGTTTTTTGCAAATAATCATTTGTCATTTTGTCTTTTCTCGTAATCATTGCGACAATCTATGTCACAAAATCGTTTTTTAGAAGGCTCTAAACAATTAAGACAAAAGCCATTCGATTCAATAGTGGTTTGATGCTCTCTGATATATTTGATAGCTTCATCTCTATCGTGTTGTTCTAAATCGCTGGCTTTGTCAAAATCATCTTGCATAAATTAAAAAGGGATGTCTGATTCCATATCCTCGAAACCTGTAGGAGCTTGTGTAGGTTTAGCAACTTCTTTTGCTTCATCACGACTGCCTAACATTTGCATTTGATCTGCAACGATTTCTGTGGTGTAACGATCCTTTCCTTCTTTGTCTTGCCATTTACGAGTTTGGAGTCTGCCTTCAATATAAACAGGTTTACCTTTTTTTAAATATTCACCAGCAATCTCTGCAAGTTTTCTAAAAATAACAACATTGTGCCATTCTGTTTTGTCTTGCTTATTGCCATCTTTGTCTTTCCATGATTCAGTTGTAGCTAAACTAAAATTACAAACTGCGTCACCATTTGGTAAATGTCTTAATTCAGGGTCTTTACCAAGATTGCCTAATACGATTGCTTTATTTACTGATGCCATGTTGCGCTCCTCTGTTGTGAATTGTTGTGACATTAAATAATACATATTTATTGTTTAATTGTCTTTTTAAGAATTGAACTTTAATATTGCGTCTTTCTATGAATTCAATGTCTTTTGTGGTAATAGGAAGATTAATTCCATAAAAGTTATTTAGTAACACGAATAACCTCCCCTGTAGATTTATCCAACTCATACTCATACATATCAGCTTTAGATAATTTTTGATTTTTAATGCGTTGACCGAAAATTTTTTCAAAATTCTCATCAAACTTTTTTTGATCTACTGATCTGTATGTATCACCTTTGCCTGCTTCATGCGCCATATTTCCTCCTAAAATAATGGTTCAGCTTTAATTAAATCAAATACATTTTCTTTAGGCTGCTTGGGTAATCGTTTAATAATGTGATTAGGTTTATTTAAAATATAAAACAAAGCTTCATGCTTTGTTCTAAATTTTCTTATCGCTTCATTAAAGTCATCAATCACTACATAATTAAACATTAGTCCTCGCAGTTTCCGCCAATACATCTAGCGTTAGCTAATGCAGCTTCTTCTATATCGGCTATTGCATCTTTGCCAATAAAGTCATCTGCTGCAATTCTTAATCTATTGTATAGACTTTTTTCTACTTCGGTTACAGAAGTTTTCATAAGAAATCCTCTGTCCCTGGCATGATCTGTTATAACAGAGTTGACATAATCAGAAGGCTCTACACCCCATGATTCAACTTCGCTATATTTTTTGTCATCCAATTCAACTTCAATGATTACACTAAATCGTTTCATGTTTTACCTTTCTAATTAACTCTAACATCTCTGCTCGACCATGTTTCTTTTCGTATCGTTCAAGCATTGACCTTGCGTGTGGTTTATAAGCACGTCGTAGCCAGCGCACCCAACAACACTCGTTATTAAAATTAAAACGACCACGATTTTCATTGCATAATTCACAACTCATTTAAGCTTTAAAGCTTCCCTAGCAAATTTGATTCCAATTTTTAATCTGTATTCGCCTTTTGCTTCTTGTTCTAATATTTTTTTAGCCCAGGCTTTAGGATCAGTTGGCTTTAATATAACTTTAGATAACATTTCTTTTGCCTTTTCTTTGTTATGTTCAATTTGGTATGGTGTAGGATTTCTTGGAAGCATTTTTATATATTCTTTAGGCTTGGATGCTTTGCATAAAGATACTATGTCAAATACTGTAGGCATATATTGGTTTCCATTAACCCAATCATCAAAAGATTTACTAACCACATTAAATTCATAACCCTTTAATTTTTCCCACCAAATCCGCATAGTATTTTTATCAAGGGCAGGTTTAGAATAAATTGTAGATATTGAATCCATCATGTCTTTAAAATTATTAGTTTCTATAGAGTTTTCTATCAAAATGGTTTTTCCTCTCTTGGTTGCTCATCATCCCATCTATGTTGATTAATCCATGTAGTTGGATTAGGAATAAATTTTCCGTTATTAACAAACCATTGGTTGCTTTGTTTTTGCCAGCTCAAAGTATTTAATACAATATTTATATTTGGATTAGATTTTGCCCAAGCTTTTCTAGCGGCTTCTTTGCCAACTTTTTTTGGATATTCTGACCAAAACACATCAAAGTCAGACATATATATTTGTTCTGTTATGTTATGTTCTGTATCTGTTCTGTTCTGTTCTGGGGGCGTTACTGTAACGTTACTAGATTGTTTCATACGTTCTCTATGCTTTGCAACCCTTTCAGCACTAGAATCAGAAACAAATTGACGCTTATCCCAATTAAGCACTTCATTGTCATTATTGATAAAGTTTTTATCTATAAATATTGCTTTAGATGATAACCATTCATCCATAGAAATTCGTAGTTGAAACGCTACTTGTTCATCTTGTAACGTTACATTTCCGTTACATCTGATACAAAATAGCATAATTAACCTACGTTGATTTATTTCGCTTAACATCTGAACTTTAGGATCATGAGCAAATTCAGAATAAAGCCTAAACCATTGATTTGCCATTTTTAGTCCTTAAATTTGCGTTTTAGGAAGATTTCAGGGTATTGAAGCTTAATTTTTGCTGGTATTCCCCTAGTTTTCCATAGATTTACCTTTATTCTGTCATGGTGGGTAAGCAAGCCAAGCTTCCTAGCAAGTTTCGTGCCACCCCCATAATATTCAATGATTTCTCTATCCGTCATAGGCATACTATAATCCTTTTTAAATTTATAATCTAAAATTATTTAACAAAAATGTTTAAATAATGCTTGCAATATAAATCTTTTTATTTAAAATAGCAACTGTAGTTTTTAATTTATGGAGGAAATTATGAAACGTGACTTTATCAAAGGATGTATTTTCGCTACTGCCACATTGGCTTACATGGGTTTGTGGCTATATGTTTTATTCCCAATTTTAATCAAACATTTCGGAGCTTAATATGACTATCCAACAAGAATATGCAGAAGATTTAATTGATACCGATCCTGTAGAAGTTTTAGCCCACATGGACATGGAACAGTTAGCTGGCACGATTCGTGCTTTATATTGGGCTAATGAACGTGGCGATATGATTAGTGTTAATATTTTTGCCAAATCTATAAGTAATGCCTTTTTTGAGGAAGCGATGGGTATTACAGAAAAAAAGTTAAATGAAGCTAATGTTTATCAAGGCCCTTTTGACCAAATGTATGACATGGGTCATTCACATGGGGATTTTCTATGATTAACTATATTAGAGACGTTATATTTTTATATTCAAAAGGCTTTAGATTTAAAAAAGCCATTCAATTAGCAAAACAATTAAGGAGCGGTAGATGATTACTTTTAATGAATTAAAAAAGATTAATGTTAATGACCATACGGAAAAGAAAGGCAATTTAACCTATCTTTCATGGGCTTGGGCAGTAGATCAATTATTATCTAATGATCCACAAGCCACATGGGAATATAAAGAGCCACGTCAATTTGGCGATACTTTAATGGTATTTTGTTCAGTTACAGCTTTTGGTAAAACTATGACAGCACAACTTCCTGTATTAGATTACAAGAATAAAGCTGTAATGAATCCTGACGCTATGGCAGTTAATACTGCTATGCAGCGTTGTTTAGCTAAAGCAATTGCTTTACATGGTATTGGTCTTTATATATACGCTGGCGAGGATTTACCACAATCTGAACCTACAACTTCAGATGAATTAGAAGAAGCTATTAAAGAAATTAATAAAGCTGAATCTATTGAGGAATTAATGGCTATATATAAACAACACGCAAACTTTGACCAGGCATCATTAGCAAAGTTAAAGAAATATTTATCTGATCGTAAACTTGAACTAGGGGAATAATATGAACCAACAAGAACGTTTAACCGAGTATTTAGAAAAGCATGGCAAGATTGATCCATTAAAAGCATGGACTCAATTAGGCATATATAGATTAGCCGATACTGTTTTTAACTTACGCAAAAAAGGTTATGACATAACAACCACAAACAAAAAGGTTAAAAATAAGTTTAAAGAAGTTTGTGTAGTTGCTGAATATAAATTGGAGGGAACAAACAATGTCTGACATCATACAAGGAACACCTGAATGGTTGCAATTAAGATTAGGCCATGTAACTGCATCACGAGTTGCAGACATTATGGCTAAAACTAAAACAGGCCCTAGCGCTAGTCGACAAAATTATTTAATTGAGTTGGCTATTCAACGTGTCACAGGCGTTGTTGAGGAATCATATAAAAATGAAGCAATGATTCGTGGCACAGAAGAAGAACCTAAAGCACGTCAAGCATACGAGTTGCTAACTGAAACTTTTGTTGAGGAAGTGCCATTCGTTAAACATAAAACAATTGAATGGTTTGGTTGCTCACCTGATGGCATTATTAAAAACAATGATGGCACATATAATTTGTTAGAAATAAAAAATCCTAATAGCGCTACGCATTGGTCTTATATTAAAGAAGGTGAACCACCAACAAAATATAAAATTCAAATGATGGCACAAATGGCTTGCACAGGTGCGCAATGGTGCGACTTCTTTTCTTATGATAGTCGTATGCCTGAAGGTTCGCGTCATTTCT